ATCATTTTGTAATGAAAGAAGTTACACATTTGATTATGGTGATCCAAGGCCTGATATCGAAGATGAATACTCGGTATATCATGCGAAGAAATTCATAGGAGATTTGAATATCCACGCTCGGGGTGAACCAATTGAAATACGAGAACACCAATTAGATGCTTATATTCATGCCATGCAAAAACGCCGAGCGTTGTTGGTTTCTCCAACGGCATCTGGCAAATCTCTTATCATCTATCTAATCTTCCGTCAATTACACCAATATCAAAATCTCAAAGGTCTTATTATTGTTCCTACCACATCTTTGGTTGAACAATTATACTCCGACTTTGGTGATTATAACAATGGTGAAATGACCGAGGTGCATCGTATTTACCAAGGTAAAGAAAAAGACACCGACAAACCACTTACCATTTCTACATGGCAATCTTTGTATAAACTTCCAAAAGAATACTTTCATCAGTTTGATTATATCATTGGTGATGAGGCACATCTGTTTAAAGCACAATCATTAACAACTATATTGACATCTTGTGTTAATGCCAAATATCGTATTGGACTTACAGGAACTTTAGATGGTACCAAAACACACAAACTGGTATTAGAGGGTTTATTTGGTACGGTCAAAAAAGTTATTAGTACAAAAGAATTAATTGATAAACAACAACTCTCAAATTTTGAAATTAAATGTTTAGTTTTAAAACATACCGATGATGAATGCTTAAAGGCAAAAGATAAAACATACCAAGAAGAAATTGAATATCTCATTTCACATGAATCAAGAAATAAATTTATTAAGAATCTTGCAGTTAGCTTAGGCAAAAATACTCTTATACTTTTTCAAATGGTTGACAAACATGGTCGTATCCTGTATGATATGATAAAGAACACCAAAAACATTAGTAATAGAAAAGTGTTCTTCATTTATGGTGGTACTGAAACTACTGACCGTGAGGAAATACGAAAAATTATGGAGATAGAAAACGATGCTATTATTGTGGCTTCTTTTGGGACTTTTAGCACTGGTATTAATATTAGGAATTTGCATAACATTATATTTGCGATGCCAACAAAATCGAGTATACGCACTTTGCAAAGCATTGGACGAGGCTTACGACAGAGTGATGGCAAAGAAATAGCCACATTATACGACATAGCAGATGACCTTAGATATAAAAAACATATGAATTATACATTGAAACATTTTTTGGAAAGAACTAAGATATATAATGAGGAGAGGTTCCCATTCAAAATATACAAAATAGGACTAAAAAAATGAACAATATAAAAATAGTCAGGTTAAAGAATGGTGAAGATATTGTTGGGCAATTAACTGCCAACGGCATGAATGCATATGACATTAGTGAACCAATGTGTGTTGATTTAGAATTTCAAGGTCGAGAACTTGGCCTTGTGATGAAACATTGGTTGCCTATTCAATTAATTAAAAAAAACGAAACTGTGTTGGAAAAACAAGATATACTTTGTGTAATTGATCCTGCTGATGATTTTTGTGAGTATTATGTGAACACAATAAAGAAAATACAAGATTTACTAAAAGCTAAAAAAATGGTTCAAGAGATGAGTGATGAAGAAATAGATGAAGCTTTAGAACATTTTCAAGATTTAAACCATGACGGTAATCTATTACATTAGACCTTTAATACTTTTAACCAAGGACATACTCGACTATACACATCTGTCAAGCGGATGTCAATAACATTATGTGGCAAATATGACAACTAAACAAAAACATTATATAAACAATGCAGATTTTTTAAAAGCACTAGTAGATTACAAAGAGGCCTGTAAACAGGCCAAGAAGGAAAAGAAACCTAAACCTGCCATACCAAACTATATTGGTGAGTGCTTTATGAAAATAGCAGAAGGACTATCCCATAAACCTAATTTTATTAACTATACTTACCGTGATGAAATGATGTCAGATGGTATAGAAAATTGTTTACAGTATTTTGACAACTTTGATCCAGCTAAATCAAAGAACCCCTTTGCCTACTTTACACAAATTATCTATTTTGCCTTTTTACGAAGAATAGGTAAAGAAAAGAAACAAACGTATGTAAAGTATAAAGCTACAGAACAAATGGGTATTTTAGATGAAATGGAAATGATGGAGTTTGAAGATGGTACAACCAAACAGTTCGAACTATATGATAACATAGCCGAATTTATAGAAACTTATGAAAAAACAAAGAAAGCCAAAAAACAAGTGGTAAAGAAATCAAAAGGTATTGAAAAATTTTTAGGAGAGTAGTATAATGTACAAAGTTACATATTATCCAGCTTTGGATAAAAAAGATGTTTTACTGTTTAAATGGTTTAAAACTCATAGAGAGTCACTGGACTTTGCCAAAAAAATAAACAAAGATTGTTTATTTGAAATTAAATTCTACGATGAGAATGATCCTAATACACCAACGGTAAACATATAATTTTAGGAGAATATAATGTATAAGGTAACCTACTTATTAGAAGATTATATTATGACAAAAGAATTTGATAAATTTGAAGAAGTGGCTGTATTTGGTATTAAACAACCCATAGATTCTATATTGGAAATTAAATATTATGACAACATTGACCACAGAAAACCAAACCGAAACTAAAAAGATTATTGTTGTATCTGGTGGATTTGATCCACTACATTCTGGCCATATTGCTTATTTGAATGAAGCCAAAAGCCTTGGCGACATTCTTGTTGTTGGTATTAATAGTGATGAGTGGTTGATTCGTAAAAAAGGCAAAGCCTTTATGAATTGGCACGACCGGTCTAAAATAATAAAAGCACTTAAATCTGTTGACTATGTTGTTAATTTTGACGACACAGATGATAGTGCAATTAGACTATTGAATACAGTAAAGAAAACATGGCGTGATAACAATACTATATTCATATTTGCAAATGGCGGTGATAGAACTAAAGACAACATACCAGAAATGTCTGTTGATGGTGTTGAATTTGTTTTTGGTGTTGGTGGTCAAATCAAGCTAAATTCTTCTTCAAATTTATTGAACGAATGGAAATCTCCTAAAACAAAAAGACCTTGGGGATTCTATCGTGTATTATATGAAACACCAAATACAAAAGTTAAGGAATTAATTGTGGATCCTGGTCAATCTTTAACAATGCAAAAGCATCAATATAGAAATGAACATTGGCATATTGTTGAAGGTGAAGCAACCGTCATCGAACAAAGACCTAGTTCAAAATCAAAAAATACATACTATAAACATAATACTGTACATGTACCAATTGGTGTGTGGCACCAATTACAAAACAATTCAAATGAACCTTTAAAAATTGTAGAGATTCAGTATGGTGAAAAATGTGAGGAAGAAGATATTGAAAGAAAATAAGTATAAAATTATTAATATTAATTTAACATCAATTGATAGCGGCGCTCCCATATCTGATGTTCCTTGTGGAAGCTGTACAAGATGTTGTGAAATATTAACACCATTTTTAACTCCTGAAGAAGTATCGTCAGGCCGTTATCCTCTAAGTCTTATACAACCAGATAAAAACATGATTTTGGAAAATCCTAATGTTGGACCACTTGCGGCAATGTTTAAAAAATCTCCTACTGGAGGATGTTCAATGTTTATTGATGGCCAGTGTTCAATCTATGACCATCGACCAAGATCGTGTAGACAATTTGATTGCCGAAGTGCTGGTCATCCAGAAACTAATAAAGTGGCAAAAGAAAAATTTGGTATAGAAAGTATTATATAAATGAAAACAGCAATTATAACCGATCAACATTTTGGTGCTCGTAATGATTCAATTCATTTTTTAGATTATTATGAGAAATTTTATCGTGATACTTTTTTCCCAACTCTCGAAAAACATGGCATTGATACTGTTCTTATTTTGGGTGATACATTTGACCGTAGAAAGTATGTAAACTTCTTTACACTTAAACGCACAAGAGAGATGTTTTTTGATAAATTATATGCCAAAGGTATTCAAGTACATATGTTGGCTGGCAACCATGATACCTATTTTAAAAATACCAACGATGTAAATTCGGTTGATTTGTTATTACAAGAGTATAGTAACATCAATGTAATATCAAGTCCAAAAACAATTTGGTTGAATAATGAAAAATATCCAATCTGTATGATTCCTTGGATTTGTCCTCAAAACCATAATGATGCCATTTCTGAGATGTCTAATACAGATGCGCAAATCTGTATGGGCCATTTTGAAATTGCCGGTTTTGCCATGTATCGTGGCATGCCAAGCCAGGAAGGATTAAGTCGTGAGTTATTTAGAAAGTTCGATTTTACTTTTAGTGGTCACTATCATCATAGGAGTTCAGCTGACGGTATTCACTATCTTGGAAACCCGTATGAACTTACTTGGCAAGATTATAATGATCCTAGAGGCTTTCATCTTTTTGACCTTAGCAATCGGAGTCTTGATTTTGTAAAGAATCCAAATGTCATGTTCCACAAAATCACTTATGATGATAAAGTGGAATCAATTACCGAGATTACCAATAAAGATTTAAGCAAATACACCAATACCTATGTTAAAGTGGTGGTAATCAATAAAACAAACCCCTATCTGTTTGACAAAATGATGAATAACCTGTATAATGTAAATCCTGTTGATATTACTATTGCCGAGGACTTTACAGACTTGACAGAAGGTGTAGAAGATGATATGATAAATCAAGCAGAAGATACCATCACAATTATTAATAAGTTTGTAGATGGTATTCAAGAAGAACATATTGA